GAACCTACTCGGGGGTATTAAAATGATATGGAACAAGATCACTGGTAAAGACGTATCGCCGGACGTAATGGCGGCGGAGTCACGTATTGCGGAGTGGCGCGCAATTTATCGCGGCTCACCGAAGTGGCTCGACTACTGGTATCCGACGCTCAGAGGAAAGCTACAGAAGCGCGTGCGCAAGACCATGCGACCTGCAAAGCTGATATGTTCTGAACTCGCTGGGCTTGTATGGGCGGAGAAGCCGAAGCTCACCGCGCCTCAAGGCGTTCTTGATGTTCTCGCCGCGGCAAGGTTTACTGAACGAGCCCAAGCTGAAACAGAGTTAATGCTCGCACTCGGGGCAACGGTCTTCAAGCTCTATGTGTCAGGCGGGAAGATCGGACTAGACTTCGTGCAACCCGATCGCTTTATCCCTGTGTCATGGGACGCCGGCGTAATCACTGAGGCAGACATCATAGACCGCCGGGTAATCGATAAGAAGCAATATCTGCGTATCGAGCGACACCGAAAGGACGGCGACGGCTATAAGATTACTAGCGAGGTTTTTGAACAGCGCGGTAGCGATATGTACCCGGCTCCACTTTCGCTTTTCGGACTAACCGAAGCCGAAGCGTTCAGCCCGGTTAAAATGTTTTTTTACTGCGGCAATCCCGAAGCAAACAACATCGACACCGATTCGCCACTTTCAATATCAATTTTCGAGAACGCACGCGACACGCTGGAATGTTTGGACATCGCCTTTGACGCTCTTAACTCGGAGATCGTTCTTGGGAAGAAAAGGATTATCGTACCGGCTCGTGCGCTGCGGCACGTGGTAAACACTGAAACCGGAAAGGCTGAAAAATACTTCGACCCATCTGACGAAGTGTTTCAGGCGTTCGATACAGAGGACAAGGAACAGCTCAAGATCACTGATAACACGGTCGAGCTTCGCATCGATGAGATACGGCGCGCAATTCAAACCCTGCTTGATATTCTCGCAGTACAGATCGGCTTAAGTGTTGGATCTTTCTCATTCGACGGCGTGAGTATGAAAACCGCGACCGAGGTAATATCTGAGAACAGCAAGACATTCAAGACGAAGCAGAACATCGAGAACGCCATCGGTGCTTCTATCATCGCCGTGATGGAATCAATTGCGGGGCTTTTGGTTTATACCGGGCAATCGGTCGGAGCGGAGCCCATCGGCATAGAGTGGGACGACTCAGTAATTGAAGATCGCAACAGCAAGACCGCCTATATACAATCACGCTTAACCGGCGGGACATTAGCGCGGTACCGTGCTATAATGATGCTTGACGGCGTTGACGAAGCGGAGGCGCGGAAACGTGCGGAAGAGATCGCCGAAGAGAGCGCGACCGTTGACGTATCGACAATGTTCGGAGGTATAGGGTAAATGACCGCCGCAGAGCTTGTCTACCAACTTGAAACCGATATACTCACCAACATGATCCGGCTATTGAAGCGCGGTGCTATTGGATCGGCTCAATGGCAGGCTGAAAAACTCGGACAGCTTGGAACACTTCGCGCAATGAACGAGGCGGCAATAAATAAGAATTTGACAAAGGCTATCATTGAAGCGCAGAAAGAGATAGAAAAACGCGGCAGAATAGGTGCAGCGGTTATAGATGCTTACGCCGTAATCAAGAAATTGAAACTACCTCCTGGAGCAGATGCGAAGATGGATCAGCTTTTAGGTATGTTCGGCAGGCAAACAGCAAGCGAGTTTAACCGCATGGGAGCGACTATGCTTAGATCGGCTGACAGGGTGTTTGTTTCAGCTTCCGAGTCTATCCATGCTCAGGTAATCGCCGGTGCAAAGTCCGGTCGGCAGGCAATCGCTGAAACAGTCTCGGGATGGAGCAAGGCAGGGCTTAAAGCCTTTACTGACAAAGCCGGAAGGCAGTGGACGCCAGAGGCATATGCGCAAGTGATCACGAGATCAACCACGGCAAACGTTAGGAGAGAGGCGCAGTACGAGCGCATGGATGAGTACGGACTTGACCTCATACAGATATCAAGC